TTGGGAACCAAGGTCAGAAGTCACTGATGTAAAATACTTTGTGGGGCAACAATTGCTCGACTCAGGTATCGAAGACTTCAGGGCATATGTCAATAACGAAGTTCGTATACAAATAGAATTACTAATCGATAACGAAGGGTTCATCACAACCGTAAACATGAGCAGGTTACGATAATGACAACTACAATTAAATCAACTGAATTAGATTTTCAGACAATCAAATCTAATCTCAAGAACTTTCTCAAAGAGAGTGGTGAGTTCAACGACTACGACTTTGAGGGTTCCGGTATAAGCAACATCCTTGACGTACTTGCATACAACACTCACTATAATGCGTTGAATGCAAACTTTGCTTTGAACGAGTCTTTCCTTGTTACTGCTCAGTTGAGACCTTCTGTCGTTTCTCTTGCTGAATCTATCGGATATGTTCCAGATTCAAAAAAGTCTGCTGAATGTAGTATTACTCTTTCAATTAACCTCGCCGGAGTCACCGGACTTGATACTCAATACACTATCGAGCCAGGCAAGTTGGTCCTCCGTGGCGAGAGAGATAACCAAGACTACACCTTCACCAACAGTGTTTCTCTGCGCGCGATTGTTTCAAACGGCGTATACACCTTTGTCCCTGCTTCTGACCCCGACAATGCTATTCGGGTTTATGAGGGTGAGAATCGCAATATAGACTTTTTGGTTGGTACTGCTCGTGATGTTGTGTATGTTGTCCCAGACGAGGAAATGGATACTTCTACCGCAATCGTCAAGGTATTCGAAGACCAAGGTTCATCATTAATAGATGGCGGGTCAGAGTTTGCACTTTACACCGACCTCTTACAAGCAACAGTGATAACTTCTGAGTCCCGTCTTTATGTTTTACGCGAATCTCCAAACGAGTTCTTCGAGTTGACATTTGGTAACGGAACTTCTCTGGGTGTTTCGCCTCAACCTGGGAATGTCATCAACGTCGACTACCTGCGTGCATCTGGCGCAAGCGCCAATGGTATCTCATCCCTGAAGTTGGCACAAGACCTCTATCTGGGAGACTACGTCGTCCAACCACAAAATGTTTCTATCTCTGTTATATCAAGGGCATCCGGTGGTGGTGACAAAGAAGGTATTGAATCGATACGGTTGAACGCACCTTACCAGTTTGCCTCACAGAACAGAATGGTAACTTCTGAAGATTATTCTACTCTTATCTTGAAGAAGTACTCGCAGTTCATCAACGATATCCAATCATGGGGCGGCGAAGATGACCCTGAACCAGACTATGGTTCTGTCTTCACTTCTATCGTATTCAAAGACAACCTCAGCGACATTACTATTGCTAATGCCCGTCAGGGTATCCTTGACCTCGCTGATCAGTTCTCTGTTGCATCGTTCCAGTTGAAGTTCGTTGATCCAGTTACAACTTTTATCGGCACCGAGGTATTCTTTCAGTTCAACCCATCTCTGACTGGTTTCACTGAGTCTACTGTTCGTGGTGCTGTTGATCAATCTGTTGATGATTACTTCACCGCCAACACTGGTAAGTTCGAACAAGTCTTCAGACTGTCTAACATGTTGACGGAAGTTGACGCTACTGATCCAGCAGTTCTTTCTTCAAGGGCGAACATCATCTTGAACCGCCGACTTGTTCCTATACTTACAAACACAAGAGACTACACCGTAGCGTTCCCTACTGCTCTCCGTGACCCACAGTTCTCCGATTCGAAGACTGTTCACACTTCGTTGTTTACATATAAGAACAAGACTGTGTTTATCCGAAATAAACTTGACCAGCGCGTTCGTATCTCTGCTGCTGGCGTTTCTCCGGTCATATTTGAGACGCAAGCAACAAGTCAGTTAGAAATGGTTGACACTGCTGGTAACGTCGTCATTGACAACGTAGGAAACTATAATAAAGTCGCAGGTACTGTAACTTTTTATGCACTGAATGTTCAGGCGATTGCTGGAGGCAGGAACTATATAAAGGTGTTCGCAATTCCTGCTAACCAGTCAGTTGTATCCTCTGTACGTAATAACATTATCCGATACGATCAAGAAGAATCGTTCACCAAAGCAGTATTGGTCGATACACAATAATAGGCGTTCGGTATGTCTGTAGATAAAACATTAAAGGATTTATATCGTCGTGATATAAACATAGAGAAGTACGAGGTCGATAACGTACTTCCTAGTCACTTCGACGACAAATATCCTAACCTTGTAAACTTCTTACAAGAGTACCACAAAAGTCTTGAGGCATCCGACAATCCTGCGAGCAACATCAAGGAACTCTTGACTGTTCGTGATATTACGCAAACAAAGTCCGAGTTTCTTTCCTTTATCTCCAGCGAACTTCTTCTGGGTAAACCATACTTTGAGACGTTTAATGACAAACGCTCGGCGCTACAATACTCCAACCTCTTGTACAGGTCAAAGGGTACTGAGTTTTCTATTAAACAGTTCTTCCGTATCTTCTATGGTCTAGATATTGATGTAGAATACGGTCGCGACGAAGTATTTTATATCGGCGACCCAAAAGAAGAAACCCTTGAGTATTACGGTAAAGGTTCAGCAACTGGTTTAAACTTCGGGTTCACCTTCAGTAGCGCAGAACTCCTTGTTTACCTTGAAGACGATAGTGGAAAGTTTCACGAGTTGCGCAACGGTGTCGACTTCTCAGCAGATTATTATGGTAACGTGATTGTCACTTCCTCTTCAGCGACACCACAAACATACGATCAATTCACACCATCGTTAGACGATACGTTCTCATACTTCTATTCGACTGGATACGTATACCCTGGCAAAAGGTTGCGCATAGTTTCTCAACGTAGAAGTCAAACTGCCCTCGGCGCAGATGTAACTGATAAAAGAATCACCAACGATAAGTTCTATCAACTATACGGTCTCTTGATTTCTACTCCAATCTCTGTTAAGATCTGGAAGTCTGCATATAAGACTTTTGTACACCCAGCAGGTATGTTCTTGTCGGGTCAGGTGGATATTACTTCTATAGCAGAACTAAACATTGGTATACAACCACCAGCGTTGATCCAACCACCACCGCCAATACTAATCGAACAGCAAGCAAATGTTTCGATCAAGCAATCTACCAGAGGACTCATAACCTCGGTTATCACAGAGATTGGTCCTGGACCAGATGGACACCGCGTCGTGTCTCGTCCAAACGATGCGTTGCACCCAAGAAACATCGAACAATGGCACACCCAGTATGGTTCTATGGCAGACGCAGACGACATTAACTCGCGCACCCTCGACGATACCTACGCGGATCTTTCTAACGTCATCAACACCTTGGATGAAGGTTTGTGGCATACAGATTATCTGCACCCAGTAGACAGCGATGGTGCTGGCAATAGGACTCCAATATGGGGATATAACGAATCAAATGTTGTTCAATATGATTCGGACTTCCCACATGGACCAGAATACACGGTATAAACCCTTATAAATAAACATTGTAAACACTCGGAAGCAATGAAATGGCGACAAGACAAATACTGCAAAACGGCACAACTGCCAATGATGGGACAGGAGACACGCTTCGTTCCGCGTCTGATAAGATAAACCAAAACTTCAGAGAATTATTTCTAAAGTTTGGAGACTCTGTTCAAGCAACCTCTGCTTTGAGTTTTGATTCAGATGGTAGGGTTGTATTCGACGGTGGTTCGTATAACACTATCCTAGGCGCAAACACTCCTTCGTCAAGCAATAAGTATGTCAACCTTCCTAATGCTTCTGGAACTATCGTACTGAAAGACACTGTTGATGTTCTTAGTAATAAGACCTTAACTGATCCAATAGTTTCTACCTTTCATGACAGCAACTCGGTTGACATAATTTCGTTTAATGGTATATCGAATGCTTCGCACTACCTTGAGGTTCGTAACGGTGACTCTGTAGACGGAGTAAACCTTTGTGTTCATGGCGACTCTGCTAACATCGACTTGTGTTTGACACCAAAGAATTCTGGCGCAATAAAACTGAACGGTCAGATCGCACCTGAGTGGGAACAACTTACAGAAAATGGTACTGCTTCCGTCACTAAACCTGTGACTTTCTTGAACAGGTCTTCTGGCACACCGTTCAACGTTGTCCTTCCTGACGGTCTAAATGTCGGTGAAGAGAAGAAATTTGTAAGTTTAAATACTACAACAGCAACTATAACCCCGAATAACTTCGCTCACAATAGTGGTAACAGTGACATTACTGTCGCAACTTACTCCTCTGTGACGTTTATTTGGACAGGGACTAATTGGCACATCCTATCTACGTCTGACACTGGCGTAGCAATCGTTTAAGGTAGAGGAAAATGACTGCAACAATAACTGAAATTCTCAAGAGAAACCTACTCACCGACTTGTTCGCAAGAACACAGAATATCGGTGTCTCTTCTGGAGACTCAGACCGCCACTACCTCGCGATCGGTCGTGCGGAAGAATGGGATTCTGACCTTCAACCCCCAGTTCCTAATACTTCTTTCAACGAGATTAAGAAGTTCCAATCGTCTGTGCAGTCCATGAAACTTGTACCAGACGTTTCATACGTTGTTCCTCGGTTCACATGGACTGCTGGTAACACGTATGAGGCATGGGACGCAGACTACAATTCTAACACTGTAGTTTCCCCTGCTGGTAACATAACCTCTCCATACTATGTAATCACTGATGACAATAACGTCTTCGTTTGTGTTCAGCAAGGTAAAACTTCTGAAGGAATTTCCCGCAACTCTCTGTACAAACCAACTGATACTTCTGGTGATGTATTCAGTGCTGGTGACGACGGATACTTCTGGCGGTTCGCCTTCAACATTGGCGCAGCAGAAGCACGTAAGTTCTTGACATCAACCTACATGCCAGTTGAGAAGGTTCTTGACTCTTCTGAAGGTGGTCCAGCGACAGAAGATCTATCCGTATCTCGTTTACAGCAGTTGACTATCCAACAAGGTGCAATCCCAGGTCAGATACTTGGAATTGCTGTAGATTCTGGCGGTAGTGGTTACACTTCTCGCCCGACAATCACTATACAACCAATT